GGAACCTTACGATGCAGGTCTGTTCTATTGCCCATACGTTCCACTACAGATGGTTCGTGCAGTGGGAGAGAACACCTTCCAGCCAAAAATCGGGTTTAAGACTCGTTATGGCATGGTTGCTAACCCATTTGCTCAAGGACTTACACAAGGACTTGGTGCTCTTACAACTAACGCTAACCGTTACTACAGAAGAGTTGCTGTTAAGAACCTTATGTAAGAAGAAAGGATATATATCCTCTTACTCAAAAGACTCTCCTTCGGGAGGGTCTTTTTTTGTCTATAGTTGACAAGGATTTAAATATTTGTTATACTATATACTATGTAAATTAATATTGCTCTATCAAAGTTAGGGACAGTTTGCTCTCTAGAAATGATGGACAACAGAAAATATGACTAATGTAAATAAGGTTTACCTCAGCCTAAAAAAAGAGGTATTAGAAATCCTAACGGATACAAAAAAATTTAAAGACAGTACAATAAAAATATTTCCAAAACAGATGACTTGCGGTAAGTCATACCTTCAGGGGCATGATTTATTAGACATTATTAATGAAAAATATCCTCACATAAAATATATTTTTAGAATATCTCCAACAAATGAAGTTGCAGATGATGGAACTTTTGATGGAAAATTAACTCCTCCCTTTAAAAATGTTGTTCTACCTCCTTTTAGTGCAGACTATACAGGTCAAAGACAATTTGAAAATTATATAAACAATCTAGATAAGCAAAGTAATTTTTGTTTTTCATTTACTCATGCCCTCTTCAACACATGGGCAAAAAGTGGTAAATTTGAATCAATGCTGAAAAACTTTAAGGATAAATCAGTATTGATTGTGGAGGAAGCACATCAATTTATTGGATGTGGTGATGGAAGTTCTAATGCATATAAAGAAGTAACAGGATATGAATCACCATATACTGCGGAGACTGCAAGAAGAATTCAAGCATGGGCTCAAAAAAATGGTATGGTGATAGGTTTTACAGCAACACCAACTAATCATCATAAAGGACAAGATGGTGAATTTCATTCTTTCTCCAAGGAGATGTTTGAAATATGTGGTGAACTATCTCCTAGAGAAGATTTAATATCTACTCAAGCATGGTTGAAAGATGCACATCAATATAATCTCAGAAGAGGACAACCTATTGAGTCCGTGAAATCATGTGTTGGTGAAGCGATTGACTCTTTATTTGCTAGAGAAGATCAATTACGTCAACTTCAAGAAAGAGATCCTAATATCAATACTAAATTAACAGGTTTATTTACGTGCGGAACAAAGGCAGGGGTTTGGGGTTCTCCTATACATTCAAATTATGGTCAGAAAAATAAAAAAGGAAAACTATTACCTCAAAAAGGAATGGTTGAAACCATAGCAGCACATTTACTTCAAATGGGATTTGATGAAAGTCATAAAATGATTGCAACACTTCAAGAAAAAGGAAGTGGTGGAAATCGTATTTGGGATTTATCAGGAGACCCTAGAAATTGTGAATCTATTCAAACCTTTGAACAAATCAAAGAAAGATTATTAGATCAAAATGATCCTTTAAGATATTTGATAGTTGTCTATAGAGCACGTTCAGGTATTAGTGTCAATAATTTAGGTGCGATGGTAATTGGAGGTATAAGAGAACCTGCATTAATACGTACAATGATACCAGTTCAAGTTTATGGGAGAATGTTAAGAGCAAATCCTGGTACTGGCACTTTAATTATGGACAAATATGCTAATAATCTTGAAGCATATTTAAAGAACTATTCTACAGATTTTAACGTAGATATACAAACTATGGTAGATTCAATGAGGATTGCTAATCATTGGGATCTTTGGTATCCAACTTCGTATGATGGTAAGACTACTACTGATACTTGGAAAGAATCATTGAAAGAATTAAAAGATTATTATGTAAATTCTTTTGAGGAGGGTGAAATATGGATGCAGAGTGTTCTTCCATACTTAAAACCACCCACCAGTGCATTTTTACCCATCAATTTAGAAATTGAAGTAGAGTGTAATGGTGAAATGATTAAAGTAAACCTTAATAAACAGGTAAATGAATGGAGAGGTGATGGTACTTTAGATGCGTTTTTTAACATGACATAAATACAAGTATATAAACTAGGTAAATGGCAACCCCAATAAACAATAGAAATTTTTTAGCACCTACTGGTTTTAAGTTTGCCTTAAAGAAAAGTCCTGGTGTTGCTTTCTTTTGTAATGAAGCAAACATACCAGATTTAAATCTTGGTATTGCTGTTCAACCAAATTACTTAAAAGATATTGATAGACCTGGTGATAAGATTCAATTTGGAGATTTAACTATTAGATTCTTAGTTGATGAAGACTTAACTAACTTTATGGAAATCCAAAACTGGATTCGTGGATTAGGATTTCCTGAGAGTTTGAAAGAATCATATGATCTTCAAAAATCTGGTTCAATTAAATCTAACTTTGAAAATAGTGAAGAGGATATCTTCTCAGATGGAACTCTTCAAATTCTAAGTAGTAATTTAATACCTAAGTTCCAAGTTAAATTTGAGGGATTATTTCCATACTCTCTTACTACTATGACCTTTGATGCCACCGACACGGACATAGAGTACTTTACAGCAGAGGCATCTTTCAAGTATACTATCTACAGTATAACCGATTTAGAAAATAAACCTTTATGATATGAGCGTAACTCTTGAAACACTTCAAGAGATGTGGGAAAAAGATTCTAAAATGGATCGTGATAATTTACATGAGGAGTCATTAAACATCCCCTCTCTACATGCAAAGTATTTTGAATTATATAATACAATCTTTCTACTGAGAAAGAAAGCAGAACAACAAAGAAAAAACATCCGTCATGAACGGTATGAGTATTTTAGTGGGAAAGCAGACCCAGAAGTATATGTAGAAAATCCTTTTCCCAAGAAAATAAGAGATAAAGATACAATGCAGAAGTATCTTGATGCTGATGAGAAATTATCTCATACATCATTGAAGATTGACTACTATGATACAATGTTGGTATACTTAGAAAGTATTCTTAAAGTGATACAGAACAGAACGTTCCAGATTAAGAATGCAATTGAGTTTATGAGATTTAATTCTGGATTGGGTTGATGAGTGAAACTAAAAAATGTAATATGTGTAAGCAAATCTTACCCATAGATAATTTTGCTTTGGTAGGTGATAAACATGGTAGTAGAAGAGGTAAATGTAAACCTTGTCAAACTGAACATAAACAAAGAAGTAAAGGAACTTGGGAAAGGTATCAAAAAGAAAAAGCATATAGAGAGGAACTTCATTCTCTTCAGAAGGAAGGAAAGAGAAGATGTAGACTTTGTAATGAGATAAAACCCCTTGATGAGTTTCCTAATGATAGTTCTCCAAAAGTTTTCTATAAAAAGAAATCATATTGTAGTTGTTGTGCAGAAATACATTATCAAAAACCTTATAGACAATCTGATATTGGTAGAGAAAAAAAATCTATAGCAGATAAAAAATATAAATCAAAACCTGAAGCTAAGGAAAAGGTTAGGAAAAATCATTTGAAAAAATATCATAACAATCCTGCTCATAAATTAAAAGTACTTATGAGAGGTAGACTCAATAAGGTCTTAGATAGAAAAAAACAATCTAAAAGATTTACACAAGAATTGGGATGTACCTTTGATGAATTAGTAGTTCATTTAGAATCTCAGTTTTATAATGACCCAAAGACGGGGGAGGTAATGACTTGGGATAATCATACTATGGATGGTTGGCATGTTGATCACATCAAACCTCTTCATGAATTTAACTTATATGATGATGAACAATTCAAAGAAGCTTCACATTACACAAACTTACAACCATTATGGTGGTGGGAAAATTTAGAAAAAAATAGAGGTATTACTTATAAAAAAAATGGCATACATTTATAAAATAACAAATATTATTAATGATAAGGGATATGTTGGTAGAACAGAAAATGATCCTAAGAAAAGATGGAGAGAACACTTAGCTGCCGCAAGAAATAATCCTCTTATGGTAATATCAAAGGCTATTCGTAAGCATGGTGTAGAAAATTTTAGATTTGAAATTCTTGAACAATGTTCAGTAGAAGATCAATATATTAGAGAATCTCAATTGATTGAAGAACATGATACTTATCATAATGGTTATAATTCTTCATTAGGTGGGGAAGGTGCTGGTGCAGGAATTAAGAGACAAAGAGGTGCAGTTCATCCTTTTGCAAAATTC